GCCGTGTACTGGTCGTCAAACATATCGTCAATCGGAGCCTTCAGCAGAATGTCCGAATCCATCAGCACGAACGGCTCCTCCATGTTCTGCATCAGCCACTCCACACTCAACATGTGCTTCACTGAGCCAAAATTGCAACCCTTCGAATATCCCTGGTCTTTGTCCTTCTTCCACTTCGCCAACTCCGCGTCGAAGTCAACCAACTGCCCTTTCGTGTTGTCGATGACCCTCACGCCCCGCATCCGTCTGTTGTATGGCCGCTCGTTGCTATTCTCGAATATCACAATCTGATATTCCTCACCCCCATGCTTCCTGATGCTCTTTATCAAAGCATCCAGCAAATCAGGCGTGTTGTAATGTACGATTGCAACTTGTTTTCTCATATCTTCTGGAATTAATTCGTGAAATTCGTGTAATTCGTGGTTTAAATCTCACTCGATGACGGCTGTGGTGTCGGCTTCCCGTTCTTGTCGTTCACCACCAGCTGCATCAGGAATTGCAAGGTATTTTCCCTGTAATGGCCGTTGAAGGTTTCTGGGATAATCTGGTACACCTTGCCATCGTACTTCACGCGGCTGCGCTCATTGAGCTTGTCCGTCCAGTTCATGCGCACAATCTTCACCGCGTATGAATCCAGTGCACCGGCGTTCATCGCCGACTTGCCGCGTTGGTAGTCCACGTTGGCATGAAGCGGTGTGCCTTCCTCCCACTGGATGCCTCCAGAGTCCACACCATATTTTCCCACCGTTGCCGCCTTGCGGTTCAGTGGTATAATGATCTCGTGTCGAAATCCACTTTGATAACTCATTGATTTTTGCTTTTTCTTTTCGTGAGAAAAAGCGTTACGGGTTTACCAAACAATCGAGCAAACCTCATATCGTGTGCTTTATGGTTTTGTCACAAAGAAAAAATGGGGCTCCGCTGAGCCCCCTGACTTAACTAACCTAAAACAATTATTCATTACTAAAACAACCAAAAATTGTAATACTTAATAATACTATGAATGACAACGCTTCACAGCGTCGATTTATTTCTTTATCAGCCCGTCGATGACGTGCCGACGATTCTTACCAAAATCAGGGAACACGAATGAAACATGCACCCAGCATGAGCCTGTCTTGGGGTTCTTTTCCCAGATGAGCTGGTCAAACGGCAGGTTCTTCTTGATGTACTCAAACCACTTGCGGCCCTTCTGGATGTCCCCATCAATGCAAAGGTCTGCTGCCTGCCCCTTCAGGTGCTGACTATTATACACACCGCCCACGGCTTTGTTCAGCTGTTGACAGCGGAAACCACTGCCTATCTTGATGGGCTCGTTCATTGCCACGCGCAGGGGTTCCAGGACGCAGGCGCAGAGATACACGAGGTTGATCATCTGCTGCATGTTGGGTTTATTATTAATTCCGAGACGCTTTGCCGTTTCTGAGGCATACATCTCTTCTATTGTAAAGTGCATAGTGACTGGTGTATTCATAAATCCTGACTGTCTATTGGTTCTATATCAGCTGCCGCGCACTCCGATGCTTGAATGCGCTGACGCTTTTTGCATTTGGTATCGAAACACAGAAAAGGGCGCATTGCCTCCACCATTCTGCCGTTGCGGGCCACCTGCATCTGTAGGTCGCGCACCATTTCTTCCGTCTTGTCCTGACGGTTTCGCATTTCTATGTAGCCTTGCTTGTAGTGGTCTCGGTCTTCACGCAGTTCAGCAATGAGCCGCTGATTGTCGGCCACCTCTTTCTGCTTGTCTTCAAGCATCTCCTGATAGGTGTCCTGCACGGCCTTGGCCATGTTCACCTCTTCCGTCTGCGCCTCGGCCTTGGCTTTCCTTCTCTGCCACCGCCACATAAAGAAAGCACCACCTCCACCGCCAATAAACAAACCTGCAATACTAATCAAAGTGTCAATCGTAATTTCCATGTCCGTATGTTGTTATGTTAATGGTCCTGTACCTTCCCACGCAAAGCTGCCTTGCAACAAATTAGACTTCGTGGCTGTTATCTTTGCCGACTTGCATATCGCAGAGCCGTGCAGCGTATCGCTGCCGTAGCCGTCCAGCATCAGTTGTAGAGTAAATGTCTGCCCAACTTTCTGTAGCATTGTTTTAATAGGAGTGTCGAGCGTCCTAATCATGTTGTTAATGTAATATGCGTCAGCATGTACGGAAATGTTCTGGCCAATTCCTGCAAAACATATACCGGAGGCGGACGATGCTGTGCTTCCTATCAATGATAGTGCTCCGTGTAGTGAGCATAATGGAATTTGTTCAGCTGGAACATGCAAGTAGGTGCTAATTGCTGTTCTCATCTCGGCATTCAATACAAAAGCATCGACTGTACAAATAGCTATTATATCACTATCGTTGGCCGCAAACCCGTTTGTACAGTCATTTATAAAACTCGTGATGTCGCCATCATCATTCAATGTGTCATAGCTGCTACTCGTTGCATACCAATTTCCGTCACTTTCATAAAAGCGCACCACATGAATACCTCTCGTGTAGAACGTTTTAGTGATACCTTGGAAATTAATACTCGACAAACCTCCTACATACCATCCGCGACTAAATACACTTACCATCGGGTATTTGTTCATAATGTTCAGCAGAAGGTGATTCGTCGTCACCTTCCACGACTTCCTGCCAGCTATCGAATGCTCCCACGCACCGCCGCTGGGGCTGCTGACCTTGATCAGTTCCACATCCACATCCACGCTGCATGACTTCGACGCTGCCAACACGCTTCCATTAACAGAAATCATCAGATTTTCTCCGCGTAATATCATTGCATTTCCTTTTTATTTTCGCAGAAAATGCGTCATGGGTTTACCAACAAAAAAATCCCCCGAACCACATCCACGCCTGGAGGGTTCGGGGGAGCTAAGAATCATTGAAAATTGTACTACTAATCTAAATGATAGAAACCATATTATTAGCCTAAAGTTTATATTCTATTCTTACCTATGGAAAAAAGAAGTTGACACCCTCGCGGGCTGTCTGACTGCCTCACGGCAGGAATTTCTTAATGTAACTCTTACATATCCAGATGATGCCACAGAGAGCCAACAGATACAGCAGGATGTTTGCCAAGTGTATGCGGGTCTGCTGCCACCACGTCAGCTCTGCGGGCACTTCCTTCTCTACATGGTATGGTACCGGCACCGTGTCTGTCTTCGAGATGTATGTTGTGTCATGCAACTCCTTTAGCACGTATTTGGTGTGCCATTTTGTTGACTCCTGATAGATGGTGTCACCCTTTTGATACTGCGTCACCATCACGCTGTCGTGCACCCAAATAGAGTCGTGTAACGACTTGTTGATCATCAGCGTGTCGGTGTGGTACTCAGGAACGGTGACGTACTTCGTCGTTGTACAACTGCTGCACATAGTAATTAACAGACACACTATCAGTCCCATTATAAAGCCCATCAGCATGTCACCAACAGTTTGCTCTTCTCTATCCCTATTGTCTGGTTTGTGAAATTCGTAAATCATATCAAGTAATTCATTTTAATTCGTTATTTAAAACGGGCAGTTCATACTCGGTACCGTTATCGGCCTACCCCGGCTCTGCTTGCCCGCCTCCTATGAAAACCATCCGTACAGAAAGAAGGAGATTTCCCTCAGACCAAGTGATTTTTCATACCAATATGACAGTAGTCAAATCATAATTCAATCATATACCCGTCGTGGGTTTACTCGTCAGTACTACTCGACATTAATTCCCTGATAAAACAAAGGGAGTAACCGATTTGTTCAGTTGCTCCCTTCGTGGGTTAATAATTCCGTGATGCCTTACGGTGTCAGACGTTTCAGTGGTGCCAGGTCTGCGAGTGCTGGGTCGATGATGTCAACCGTCATGCCGAGAGCTTCGGCTATCTGCTGGATGGTGACGTAGGCCACGCTCACCAGTTCGCCCTTCTCTATACGCCCGATGTGCTGACGGGTTAGTCCGGCACGGTCAGCCAGTTCTTGCTGACTGATGCCATCCAGTTTGCGCAGGGCTGTGATATGCTGCCCAATGCGCTGTGCTTGTTGTTCCTTACTCATAGCTTTGCAAATACATGTAGTTACGCTCTCCGTTCTTATTGTGCTGTCGGCAGATTAACTGTGCCGATCTTTCCCTATTGACAGTCTGAACGAACACACCGTCACCGCTGCTGATGTTGTAGATGTTGAATACCTTCTTCATAGTTCGACAGATTGTTTGTTTACCGCTTCCAATTTTGCTTGCCATGCGCTGGCTGCTTCACCTACCTTTACGATTTTACATCCATCAGCGTCAGTTTCGCGTCCCAATCGCCTGTATTCACGTTGAATCACGTCAAGACACGCTCGCATCTGTGCTTCAGTACCTACAGAGGCACCTTTTAGATTCCTCACCCAATTACGGGTCTTTCCATTCTGCCTGATTTTCATGTAACGTCCATCAGCTCTCTTGATTGCAAAATAAGTATTCATAGTTCCTTATGCTTTTAGGGGTTTGACTTGTTGTTGAATGGTGGGAGCGGTTGCCCGCTCCCGTTTGGTTGCTTACCAGAATCTTCTTGCTACTCTGTATCTGTACTGAGGCATATACTCGTCTACAGCCTTGTCAACAGCGTCGATGTAGTCAATACCTTCGCGCTTTGCGATCTTCTCAGCCTTTCTGTTGAAGTTTAATGTTGAAGTATTCATAATCTCTCTGCCCTTCCGGGTCTTGGGGTTTAATTTGTTTTTGTTTCTTTTTCTGATGCAAAGATACGACAATAATTTTAAATGCACAAGTTTTTGTGCGTTTATTTCGCGCCAAAGCATAACTTTTTGCGCTTTTTCTTGTCTTTTTGCATAAGATACCACCAAAGTGTAAAGTTAGAGATTACAAAACAGCCACTTTTCGCATAATTACTTATTCCTTAGCGGTCGTTTCATCAGCGCA